TTTTTCCCTTCCGTATTTCCTATGGCCATTATATACAGCAGGTTCCGGACAGGCAATGTCGTCAGCTTTTGGGCATTTTGCGTTAGCTAAAACAGGATTGACCTCCTGCGGAATGATCAATAAGGAGAGATATTCAGGAAAACTTTCGAGTTCCTTCTCTTGTATGAGTTTATGGGCACGGCGAATACGGAGGTAGATGATCGCTCCATATACAACGGTAAGTGCAATTCCGAGAAGAACTCCCGCAATAATCCCGAAGAATCCTTTTATACGAACCGCAAATTCCCAGCCGAAGGTGGCCACGAAATAGTGAAAAAAAGAGCCTGCGCCATTATCAAAGAATAACATTGCAGAAAACCTCCTTAAAAGGTTATGAATCTTTTTTTCGAGTTCCAAGGCTTTCGTATAGACGATCCAAATAGTCGTACAAGTCTTGTTTTTTATCTTCGGGAAGAGCATCGTGGCGTCCGATGTCAGCGAGTGTTTTCATTAAGCGAGGATGATCCTCAAGCACCCGACGTGCAGCGACCGGTACCTTTCCAAACCTTGAGAATAATAAATCTTCATCAATCGCGTAGTAGGAAGCCATTTGCCGAATGAGATGATCACTGGGAACTTTTTGGCCTCGCTCAATTTCTGAAAGATAGGTGGCACTTACCTTTAGATCCTGCCCGACTCGGGTAAGAGACAGTTCCTTTTGTGCACGTAATTCTTTGAGATACTCGCCCACGTCCATGTTTCGGGACACTTTTTCAATTCGTTCTTCACGACTCTCATTCATGTATAACCATATCCAGTTGGAGCCTCCGTCCATTCTTGTAGCCTAACGTTAAGCAGATAAGCATATACGCTTGTAGGCAATAACACGTTGTGTGATTAGTGTTCCTAAACAACTTGAAATCAAACGGGAAGGAGCCTTGGATCATGAAGGAAGCCGAGGTAAAGCAGCTTGATCAAATGGCGTTACGATACGCGGAGTCAAAGGATGAAAGCTATTTCAATCGCCTCTTTGAAAAAGTAAAGCCTTCGATCCAAAAAGAAGCAAGAGATCGGGAGCGGCGTTATCAAATGCCAGCGAGTGACGTTGAAAGCGTCTATTCTCAAGCGTTATGGAACGCGGCACGGAATTTTAACGGAGAAACCAATATTTTGCAGAGGTTGACCTATTTTTCCGAGCCTGCAATGGCCAGTACGTTACGCTATCATTTAGCAAAAAAACGCAATCCCAGCCGAACAATTTCGTTAGACCAAATTCTTGATGAAGAAGACGGCAATCACAAGGAGTTCCTGCCGAGTTTGGAGCCATTCGAGCAATCGGTGATTGAAGAAATGGACATAAAAAAAATACTCGATGGTTATGCCAAAACCAACGAGCATTATGGAGCCATCATTCGCTTGTTATATGCGGATCGCCCAAAAAATGAGATCGCACGCACCGTATTTGGTACGAACAAATACGATGCCCGTTGCCGAAAGGGGGTGCAACGAGCAAAACAACATTTTAGAGCATATCTTCAAGGTATTTCACAAACGGGCGGGTTTGCGCTTGAAGAATGGTCTCCACAAACGATTTTTAAGAGTAAAAAACAACACAATTATGGAGGATGAAGAAACATGGGTGTAATCACAGCGAAAGGTAAAGATGCCAAGGAATCTGTCAACAAGAGAAACTCCGCGATCGATTTCAAGAAGGTGTTTATCCGATTGAAAGACGGCGACTCGGTGCGTGTTCGTTTACTGTCGCCCGAAGATTACGTGGAATATCGTGCCCACGGTCTGTATCAGCAAGGCATCTACACGCAGCCGTGCATTGAACCGGCGGGGCAAAAATGTGCCCACTGTGAGGCGGCAAAGGCCGGTGTGGAAGAGTTTGAGTCACTTCGTGCTCGTAAACGCTACCTCTTTGCTATGGCTGATATCGATGAAGGGATGGTGCGTATCTTTGATGCTAGCCAAGGACAAGCCCACGGATTGATCCAGACGATCGAGCAATATCAAGAAGACCTCGCTGAACTGGCCTTTGTGTTCAAACGAACCGGAACCAAAGTAGACACAACGTTCACGCTCAATCCGATCATTAAACTGAAACCCGATGACCGGGAAAAGTTTAACCGCTTTGACAAGGGTGCGGTGGAAGATGAAATTTATGAGGCTGTCCTTCAACCGCGTACCCGGCAGCAGCAGATTGAGGAATTAGAGAAGGCCGGGTTTCCCGTTGAGCGATGCTTTACGAATGAACTGCCGGATGCAGGTGTAACACCGATTGACGAATCGACGGAAGAACTGCCGTTCTAATGATCAATCCAAAACTGCAACTGGAGGGATTAAGGGAACCAACGCTACCCAACGCATTGGATCGTGTGTGGGAAGCCCAACACAAGAAGGAAATGGCGAAGCGTGAACCGACGTGGGATGAAGTGTGGGTCACCGGTTGGACAAGTTACACCGGCACCTTCAAGAAAGCCATCTTTCAAACGGGGCTTACTGATCTCGATAAACAACGGCTCAAGACGGTTAAAGCTGCGATTGATGCTGGCGAGATCGGCGTGGGTGTTGAAAGTTTGCGGAAGTTCACGAAAGCCCACGCACTACGGTTATGGCGTGAGTTACAGGATCTTCGCAAGCATACGGTACTCAAAGATATGGTTGCCAAAACCCCCGCAAATTATCGCCTCATTCAAACGGGAGAACAGTTAGCCCAATTGGTCACAGATCTTGCACAGGAAACCATCGTGGCTTTCGATACCGAAACCACTGGGCTTGATGTCTACAATGACGTGATTGTTGGGATGTCGCTGACGCTTCCCAAGGCCGATTTCCACGTGTATATCCCGGTAGCCCATAAGGTCGGGCAGCAACTTGATCGAACCACGGTCTTGAAACGGCTCGAACCGTGCTTGAGCAGCCCCGCCATTGGCAAAGTGCTTCATAACGCCAAGTACGACATCCACATGTTGCTACGCCACAACGTGCGGATGCGCGGCTTGGCTCATGATACCCGCGTGGCGATGGCGCTGCTCAACGAGAACGAACCGTCGTACGCCCTCAAGAATCTGGCGACCAAGTATGGAAAATTCTTCGGCTTCCACGATACGAGTCACACCTTTGAAGACCTGTTTGGCAAAACCCGCTTTGACGATGTTCCCTTAGATGTTGCCCTGGTCTACGCCGCCAAGGACACGCACCTCACTTGGAAACTGTATCAGTGGCAACGGGAGCACCTGAACCGGTTATCGAAGTTGGACGGGCTGTATCGTGATCTGGAGAATCCGCTGATTGACGTTTGTGTCGATATGGAACAGACCGGCTTCCTGATTGATCGGCAATATGCCGGGGTCTATGGCGAAGAACTACGGCAAGAAATCACCAAGCTTCAACAATCGCTTCACGACCATTTCGGTGAGCTGAATTTTAACTCTCCCATTCAGTTGGCTCGGAAATTCTATGATGAACTGCAATTACCGGAAGTCAACGGGCGATCGACGGATATGAAAACGCTGAAGGCACTGCGCGACAAACATCCGGGGATTGAGGTGCTCTTGCGTTATCGTGAACTCTCCAAGCTACTCAGCACCTACGTGGAAGCACTGCCGGAACAGATGAAATCGGACGGTCGCATCCACGGTTCCTTCAATCAAGTGGCCACGGTGACCGGACGATTCTCCAGCAATGAGCCGAATCTGCAGAATCTGCCCACGAAGGCGCGAAAGCTGATTGTGGCACCACCCGGCAAGCTGTTGGTGGGTAGCGACTTTTCGCAAATCGAGCCACGGGTTCTGGCGCACATCAGCGGCGATCCCCATCTGCAAGAACCGTACCTACGGGGTCAGGACTTGTATTCGACGCTGGCAAGCCGGGTGTTCAAGGTTCCGATGGAGGACTGCGGTGATGGGTCGAAGTACCGAAAGATGATGAAGGTCGGGCTTCTTGCGGTGATGTACGGGACGAGTATGCACACGCTGTCGAGCCAGCTTGGTATCACGGAAGAAGCAGCGCAGCAGTTCATTCGGGACTTCTTTCAGACGTATCCGCGAGTGCATTCCTTCATTAAAAGCACCCACGAGTTCGTGAAGGAAAACGAGTACGTAGAGACGCTTTACGGTCGCAAGCGTCGATTCCCCGGTCATCGGCAAAAAGCCAAGGTCTATGATCGGACGGTCGCTGAGATTTGCAAACTGCTCGGTGTCGATGAATTGCCTGTGGACTTCTGGCAGAACAAAGCGATCCCTCGCGAGTTGAAAAATCAATTCCGCGATGTGAAGCGCGACGTGGAATCGGCTCGGCGACAAAGCGTCAATGCCGTTATCCAAGGCACCGCTGCCGACATCATGAAACGAGCCATGTTGAACCTGCATCGATATTGCACAACGAAAGGGTGGGCGCTGTGCGGTACGGTTCACGATGAAGCGTTGATGATTGTCGACGCATCGATTACCGCGCAGGAAGTGGCCGAAATGGAGCACTGCATGACCTGCGCCGCCCAACTGGATATTCCCTTAAAAGTGGACACCGACTTGATGACCCGATGGGGAGAAGGCATTACAAAAAAGGAGTGGTTCGTATCGGCAGCTTAGTTAGTCGCACCGGAGCCAAGGAACTGCGTGATGAAGTGGTCTCATGGAAAAGCGAACGGAGCCGTGAAGTAACAACAGCGATTCTTGACCATTTTGACGCCATTCATTCCCTTGACGTGGAGAATGATATCGAACTCGAACGCTACTTTCTCCAGGATGAACTGGATGGACTCGATCCCAATCGCCAGGGCGTTCACTTTCAGCCGGGTGTAACGACATTCTCGCCTTCGTCGGCCTATAAATGTGAACGTGAACTCTATTATAAAGCAACTCGCACTCCAAAGTCGATGGAGGATCGTTTCCCGTATCAGCGTAGATGGGCCAGAAATGGAACCGCTGTCCATGCGGCTGTCCAAAGGGACTTGCTGTATGCCGAGAAATATCTGAAACATCCGCGATTCAAAGTTCGCCGATTGCCAAACGGAAGTCCGGCGTGGGAGCGGAATATCCGTCAGGTACGCTTGTTTGATGAAGCGAATGTCCCGTTTCAGATTCACGGCATGATGGACGGGATTCTCACGTATCGCGATGGCAGTTCCATCGGTCTGGAGTTCAAGACAAAGTCCACGACAATTGCAACAGTAGGCAGCTATCGCATGAAAGACGCACAGGACGATCACAAGTTGCAGTGCGTGGCGTATTCGCTCTTGTTCGATCTGGACGAGTTTCTCATCGTGTATGAATCGCTGGCCAAAGACAGTTGGATGAAAGGGGGTGATGCGAAGCCGGATATGCGAGCGTTTTACTTACACGTGACTGATGAAGACCGGAGCCAACTGATCGACAAGTTTGCTCGGGTGGCGTCGATGGTTAAAGCGCGAAAGATTCCTCCCGCCGATCCGACGAAGTGCATCTTTTGCCCGTACAAACCACGCTGTCAATCGAACGCAGCGGAGGCGGCGTAATGGCGCGAACGAACTATCAGCGCGGCTATGAGATTGAACGGAAGATCGTCCATGAATTGACGGGGCGAGGCTATTTGGTGCTTCGCTCCGCCGGTTCCCACTCCAAAATTGATGTGCTTGGCATCAAAAAAGAACGCATTGTCGCGGTGCAATCAAAACGCACCAAGCGGTTCTCGATGTCCAGCTATCAAAAGGAGATCGCGGAGATTAAAGCGTTAATCAACGACTACAATTTCGGCGATGTGATGGACTTCGAACTGTGGGTTTGGATTGACCGGCAGGGATTTCGTAAGTGGAAAGTTACCGCCGACAGTGTGCAGGAGGTAGCATCATGACCACAGTGCGTATCGGTGGCGTCCATGACCTTAATACATCCGATACCGACGGCATCGCGTACAGCATCTTTTTTCAAGGATGTAATCGCTGCTGCGAAGGATGCCACAACCCGGCACTACAGTCCTTCCATGATGGCATCGAAATCGAAGTCGCAACGATTCTTGCTTCCATCGAGGAACATCTGCACATCTATGATGCCGCGGCCTTCCTTGGTGGAGAACCGTTAGAACAGCCGGAAGCACTGCAAGAACTGTTGATCGGCGTGAAAGCCCTTGGTTTAGAAACCTGGCTGTACACCGGTTATCAACTGGACCAAGTTCCAAGTGAGATCGCGACCTACTGCGACGTCATCGTTGCCGGGGAATACGATCAGGAGTTACAAACTGGAGGGTTCCCTGCGAGTTCCAATCAAATCGTATTCGATAAACGGAGGAAAGCAGCTTGAATTTAGCACTTACTTTTGAAGCGGAATTTGATCGCCTGTATCAGAAGTTTGCCAAAGACCCTCTCGGTATCAAGCAGTTAGAACTCGAAGGGATTAGCCCCAACAAGATTGACGTGGGTCAAATGTCCCACGATTACTTCACCAAGCGCCTTGCTGATGTTAGCGTCGATCAGAATGCTAATTCCAACGAGGAGATGTCGGCCAACAACTATCAAGCGGAGATTACCAAAGGGATTCTCAAGTTGGAGGGCTACTATCTGTTGTGGCGCTACGCGAAGAAACGCTTCGGATTTCGCAGAGCTAACCAGTTGATTACCGCGATTTGGCGAGGGGAGTTGTACTTCCACGACAGTTCCGGCCACGGTATTCAAGTGCCGTACTGCTTCGCCTTCTCCACCGCCAACCTGATGGTGGACGGTCGCCCCTACGGCCAGTTGCACAGCTTGCCGCCGAAACGATCCGATAGCTTTGTCGCGCAAGTCACTGAGGTCGTAATGGATCTCAGTCAGGAGTTTGCGGGGGCCGTCGCGCCGGGAGACCTCATTGTCAATCTGGCGTGGTATCTCCAAAAGGAAGGTCGTGATCCCGAGGAAACAGAGGACCGCGCCTACATCCAAAACCTGTGGCAGAAGTTTGTTCACGTCGCAAACAACAAGTTCAGAATTTCAGGGCAATCGCCGTTTTCTAACGTATCCATCTTTGACCGTGAGAACCTGAAGAAGCTGTTTTCCGAGTACCGCTACCCCGACGGCACAGCCATCGACGTCGAGTATGTGATGGCCGTACAGAAGGTAATCGCTGCCTTCTTCGCAGAAGGCGATCCCAAGACGGGACTGCCGTATCGCTTCCCGGTCATGACGGTCAATCTTTCCGTCGATGAAAACCGTCAACCGGTCGACCATGATTTCCTCAATTTCATCAGCGCGATTAATGTGAAGCTCGGATCGCAGAACATCTACGCTAACGAAGGTTCGAAGATCGCAATGTGTCCGTTAGCAAAAGATGAAGAAGTGATTATTCGGAATTTCAAAGGATTATTTAAGGTCAAAATCGGTTCACTCGGAAGGAAAGAGAAGCAAACCTATGAGTTATTGCATCAGGGAAGATTTGTAAAAGGTCGATTTATTGAAGTTCAGAGTAAAGATTTTTATGAAATAACGTTATCAAACGGTCATAAGGTCACAGTTACAGATAATCATTTGAACGTAACCCAACGAGGTACGCTGAAGACAAAAGACCTTGTTGTAGGAGACACCCTTCCATTCAACCTAATTCCATACGAAGGGAACGGTGGCTCTTATGACCTCGGATACTTGGTTGGGGCTTATCTTGGGGACGGATGCATTAGCAACGGAACAGCCATCTTTTCATTGAACAACACTACAAAAATGAATGTATTTAACAAGTTACAAACATTCATTTCCGAGGAATTAGGCGGAACCGTTCACTTCCAAGATAAAGGGAATGTATTAAACCTGACGACTCGCTCATCGACGGTAAAGGCATTGATTCGGGAATTTGTCATCGGAGACGGTGCCAAGAACAAAGGCATTAATAGCCGAGCATTACAAAAGAGCATTCCGTTCAGAGAAGGTCTACTCGACGGGTATCTTGCCACGGATGGTGGAGCAAAAGAACGCATCTACACGACCTCAAAACGTATGGTTGCCGATTTATCTGCGGTCGCAGCAAGTCTTGGGCGTGTTACGAATGTGAAGTTGGAGGATAATCGGTCCACTGGATACGGAGACTCAACCGTCTATTGTGTGAAGCTGTACGACTCAGTTGGTCTGACAACAAGAAGTTACAGAGGCGTATGGGAAAAGGATTCAAATGGGCATCAAGTTTGGTTTTATATTACCGATATCCAGCCAGTCCTGAAAGAAAAAGTAGAAAAGGCGTATTGTTTTGAAGTTGATACTGAAGAACACACATTCCAACTTGCCAATGGGTTAATCACGCATAACTGTCGCTTTGTAAATGATACCGAGCGAATGACGTATCGCGCCGACAGCTTTGGTAACGGCGGTCTTAACATCGGCGCCCACAGAGTTGTCACCATCAACTTCCCGCGAATCGCGTTAGAAGCCCATGATCGAAAGCACTTCTTTGCGCTGTTGGATCGCCGGTTGAAGATGGCGAGGGATCTACTGTTGGTGCACCGTGAAGAAATCCTGCGCCGCCGCGTCGATCAAGGATTTCTCAAGTTCTTCAAGCCGCTGCACTGGTTCTCCTTGGATATGCTGTTCTCCACGATCGGCATCCACGGCCAGTATGAGATGTGTCATTTTCTTGGACTGGATATGGAAACACAAGAAGGACAAGCATTCACCGAAGAAGTCCTGAAGCGCACTGAGGAATATGCCGTTGCTTTCAGTAAAGAAACCGGTCATTCCTTCAACACCGAAGAAATCCCTGCGGAGAGCACGGCAATCACGCTGGCCAAAAAGGACCGGCTGGTCTTTGGCGACAAGCAGCCCTTTGAACTCTACTCGAACCAGTACATCCCGTTGATCGCCGATATGGGAAGCATCGATCGCATCAAGCTGACCGGGCGCTTTATGAAACACGTCAGCGGCGGCGGCATCTTGCACCTCAATGTTCAAGAGCGAATCACCGACCCTGCCATCATGAAGAAGCTGATTCTCCTGTCGTTGGCTGAGGGCGTAGAACACTTCGCGATCAACTACGGCTTTGGAATTTGTGCACAGGGGCACACGTCGATTGTCGGAAATGGCACGACCTGTCCCATCTGCGGAGAACCGATTGTCGATCACCTCACGCGAGTGATCGGCTACTTCACGAAGGTTTCTTCTTGGGGCGATGTGCGTAAGAACTATGAGTACCCGAAACGTCAGTTCAACAACGTGGCCTAGAAAGGAGCACCGCATGAAAGTTCTAATCAACCGTCTGCATCCGGGTGCCATTCTTCCCGAACAGCAAACTAAGTCTTCCAGCGGCTTTGACCTCTACGCGCTAGACGTTGTTAGCCCCGGTAATGTTAGCGATCCCTACAATGATTCGTTCGAAACGATCGAATTACGCCCCGGTCAGAGGGTACTCGTTCGCACCGGTATCGCCATTCAGGTGCCGTCCACGATGGAAGCGCAAGTTCGCCCACGTAGCGGCCTGGCGTTGAAGCACGGTCTTACTGTGCTGAACAGTCCCGGCACGATCGATGCCGACTATACCGGCGATATTGGCGTGATTCTCATTAACCTCGGGGATAAGCCTGTCGACATATCTAAGGGTGACCGTGTGGCTCAACTGGTCTTTAAGTATGTACATCATGAAATTGAGTTTTTGCAGGTAAAGCGGCTATCGTTTACCCAGCGCAGCAACGGCGGATTCGGACATACAGGAAGGGGTTAAATCATGAGTAACGAGATGGCCATTTTGTACTTGTTGAGAGATGAGTTTCTTTCTGCCGAAGAACGATGCCGGAATCTGTTGTTGAATGGAGGCGATACTCGAAGTCTGCAAAGCAAAGCGGATACGTTAGCGTGGGCAGCGAAGCGAGTTCAGTATGCCATCGATGCCAAGCAGTACTACAAAGACGCCTCTTAAATGAAAGGAGACATCGCTTTTGCAAAAATTCACCATCGACATTGATCAAATCGCCTGGAGTTCTCGCGTCTGCCTTGACCCTGAGCGCATCCCCGATATCCGCAAGATTGAACACTTCATTAATGAGAACTTCGTCAATGAAGGCGATCAGGTTCGCCAGTACGGTCGCGTCATCGTACTGCGCTCCACCGATAAAGGCCGCAAAGCCAGCGCCTTCGCCTCTGCGTTGTACCTTGGGCGCTACGATGATATGGGGAACACCGAGCGCTTCCTTCATGGCATGGTCAGGGCCGGTCATTCCTACGAGCCGATCCGTGGCGAGAGCGTGAGCTTCCTGTTTATCGGCGTAGGCAAACCGACCTACGATCATCTCGTGACCTACACACTCCGTAACCGCCGTATCGCCGGTGGCTTCCGCGCCAACAAGCCCTGGGGCTACGTTATCCCAACGGAAGCTCACGACACCTTGGCCTACAGCAAGATGATGGAAGCACAGTTGGCCCGCTGCGAACAACTGCGGCAGGAATCGAACGAACCGCTACAAGCCATCCGATCGCTGTACCCGATGGGCGTGATGATGCCGCCGTTCATGCTGGACTTCTCGGAGGAAGCGTTGGCGAAGCATGTGTTCAAACAGCGGCTTTGGGAGCGCGGCACACAGGGGGAGACGTGGCAGATCGTAAATGCCATGTTCGAAGCTGTCCGCCAACTCGATCCGGAGAAGTGGGAAACCCTGCGGGAACACCATGCTCACAGCGATGACCACCGCCGAGCCATGTTCAAGCTGCGGGAACAGCGGCCCACACTGCGGCAACTGTTGGCCCAGTTTGGCCCGCTTAACGGCGACCTGGGGGATACGGACGTCTATGATTTGCTGATGGGCACAATGGGCAAACGTGCGAAGACGATGTGGGAGAAGGCCAGCTAACTCCACTTGAACCAGCGGGGATACAGAGATAAGCTAACATCCACCGTTTTTAATGAAGGAGAGATGGCCATGATTACGATCCCGAAAGCTGTCAAGGAGATGCTTGAACAGGTTCGCCTTTCCGGAAAAACCAACATGCTGGACACACACGCAGTGCAACGAGTGGCCTACGATATGGAGTTCTATCGCTTGGTGCTCTGGATTGAGGAACATCGCGAAGATTACTTTCAAGGTTGCTTAGAGGGCTTTCAAGTAGTGGAAGACAAGGAGGAACGCGATTGACGAACTTACCGCTCAACACTGTACTTACCGGTGATTCCCTTGACGTGCTCAAGACGATGCCGGATAACTCCATCGACGCTTGCGTAACCGACCCGCCTTACGGCCTATCGAAAGAACCAAACATCCGCGAAGTGCTCACGAAATGGATGACCGGTGAGGACTACGCGCATCGAGCGAAAGGCTTCATGGGCAAGACGTGGGACTCCTTCGTACCCGGCCCCGCGATCTGGACAGAAGTGTTTCGCGTACTGAAACCCGGAGGGCACATCTTGTGCTTCTCCGGGACTCGCACACAGGATTTAATGACCATTGCGCTGCGTATGGGAGGCTTCGAGATTCGCGATGTAATCGAGTGGCTTTACGTCAGCGGCTTTCCTAAGAGCATGGACATTAGCAAAGCCTTCGATAAGAAAGCCGGTGTCGAGCGTCACATCATCGGCCAGCGCGAAGTCGTCGACATCAGAAACGGCCACGGTCGCGAGTATGGTTCAGCGATGTTCGCGGGGGAGAAGACCGGCAAGATTGTTCACTTCATCAGTGAGCCTACGACTGAACTTGCCAAGCAGTGGGACGGCTGGGGTTCATCGATCAAGCCCGCACATGAGCCGGTAATTATGGCGAGGAAACCGCTGATCGGCACCATCTGCGATACGGTCGAGCAGTACGGCACCGGCGCGATCAATATCCGCGATTGCCGGATTCCGTTTGCCAACGATAACGAACGGAAGAAGCTACGCCATAGTCCGGTTGAAAATCAGGGTAACAGTTGGAAGAACTCCAGCGAGGTTATCGGCTACATGACGCCGGACGGCCTACCGCCAGTGGAGGGACGTTTCCCCGCCAACTGCGTAACCACCGATGCCGACCAGTGGTTCAGCCCGTACTTCAACATCACGCCACAGGAGCTATCGAAGAAGTCCAGCAAAAAAGACCGCAATTCCGACTGGCAGGGCAACGTCATCAACTTGGAAGAACGTCGCACCTATCCCGGAAGCGGTCGTGGCGTCATCAACAGTCCTTACACAATGGACGGCAAGGAGCGTAAGCCCGTGAAAAGCCGCAACCACCACCCGACCGTAAAGCCGGTAGACCTGATGGCGTGGCTGATCAAACTGGTCACACCGCCAGGAGGCACGGTACTCGATCCCTTCGGTGGAAGCGGTAGCACCGCAGTGGCAGCGAGGAAGCACGGCTTCAACTATATCCTGATTGAGCGTGAGGAAGAGTACGCCGAAGTCGCAAGGGCAAGAGCCAGTTAAGGAGGCACAGTATGGGAAAAGTTATCGACTATCGCACCCTACTGGCCCAAGCGGAAGGGGAAGCGCGGCTGTTCGTTATCTACGTCAACAACATGATTAACCTGCAAAAGACCCACCGCTTCACACATCAGGAACTTGATTATTACCAGCATCTAAATAATCGACTGGAACTGCTCCACCGTTGGCTAATCATTGATCAACAGCGAAAAGAAAGGACTGCTGCATAAATGACAGGAATGAAGATTGCTTTGACAGGAAAGATGCGTGCTGGAAAAGACACCGCTGCCGATTACCTCGTGAACTACCTTGGCTTCAAACGCTTTGCACTGGGCGACGGCATCCGCGATCTCTGTAGCCAGCTGTTCCCCGGCGCAGACGCTAACGGCAAACCGCGCACACTGTACCAGAACGTAGGGGAGGCTATGCGGAAGATCGAGTCTGATGTGTGGATCAATCATTTACTGCGCCGCATTGATGAAGAAACCCGCCATGATGACAACATCGTGGTCACCGACATTCGCCAGTGGGACGAGTATTTTTCCATGATGGATAACGGCTTCCTCATCGGTCGCGTCAACGCATCGGAGATTACGCGCATCCGCCGCATGAAAGCGCTGGGCGATCAGGTCAACGTGAACCGCATCCGCCATAAGACCGAGAAGGTCGTGGACAAGTTGTTCGTCGACTTTGAAATTGAGAACGAAGGCTCCGTGAAGGAGATGTATCGCCAGATGGATCAAGTGCTCATCAATCTGACAAAGAAGGTGGCGTAACTGGGCAAAGTTGTTGATTTGGCAACCCGGCAGCGTCGACTGGAGGACGCGTACCCATTGGACAAAGATTACGGCATCTACGCCATGCTGATCCATCTGCATCACGTTAGGGAATCACGCTACACCCGTGGCGATTACGACGCCAGCGTATTGCTGCTGGACTTAGCGCAGTCCATCCGCGAAGCCCAGTTGACCAAGCGGCAGCGGCAGGCGTTATACCTCGTGTTCCTTCGTGATTTTACGCAGAGGGACGCAGCGCACTGGCTGAACATTTCGCAGCAAGCCGTGAGTGATCATGTACGGACTGCAATCCAGCGGATTGCCGAGGTGAGTGAACATAAGGAGGTGGCGTGATGTCCGCAGATTCCCATGATTACAAAGATTCATTTCGCAAAGCGGTCACACAGTTGGTATCGCAGGATATGCCGGTTCCTTGGCGTGTGAAAGCCGTTGACGATCTGATTGAGGCGTATGTGGCGCAGGTTGGCGAAGTGCCCGATGGGCAACAGTTGGAGCGATTGGCGAATTATTTACTGCGAGACTCGGTGAATCAGCCGGATAAAGTGAGCCGTACTGAGTACCCAGCGTTGAACGAAGGGCAGTGGAAGCTGAGGTGCCGTCGCGAGATGTCGTCGGAACATGTGGGCGTGATGGCTACTTGCAGTAAGGATCGGATGCGGAAGAAGCGGTATTACTGTGAGTCGGCGTGA